TATAAAAAGTTGTACAGTTGATCAGTGGGCACGCCATGTTGTCTGTAGCCTTCTACCACAGTGTCAAGATACTGTTGCGTGGGCTGCGCATTGGCCACACCTGGCTGCATGATATAACAGTGAGCCATCACAGTGCGGCCCTGATGTTGTACTGCCAGTTCTCGGCGGTCGTAATACCATGGATAGCCTTCTAGGCGGTCAAGACTGTGTAGGTGATGCTGATCTATACTCCACAGCACACCGTCTACCCAACTGTCATCACAGGGTACCACGTCAGCATGCACGGCAAATCTAAAACCGTGATTTAACAATCGAGCTGCACCCATACTCAGTGCGCCAGGACAGCGCTGGGTCATACCAGATTGGTTGGTATTCATTCCATATGCAAAGTACAGCATCGCAACATTGTACTACACCATCTGCTCATTGGTCAATCAATTTGGCTTTGTCTATTGCCAAAAATTTTGAATCACAGGATCATTGATTTGATGAGGTTTTGGATGACCGTGAAAAACCAAAGCACACACATCTGGTGCAATGCGTGTGCCTTGGCCAGGTGCGTTGTGTTTTCGACTTTGAAAGTTCATGCCACCGTTCCAGGCTTGCCAACGCCAACTATGAAAACGTCGAACATCAAAATATCTTTTCTTATTATGGTCAATGGTAGCATTGATAAAGTCTTGATCACCGTGCCAGCGGCGAATCACCGAATCTCTACCCAGCTGGTTGAATTGATCCCAGACCCAGGCAAACTTTTCAGTGTTCCACCACATCACACTGCTGTTCATGTGACTCCAGGCAGGTTGTTGCAGATACTTAAAATCTTTCAAAGTCCAAAAATAGGCTGTATCCAGAGCAGTGATCCATGATAGATCTGCCACTATCACACAATCTAGGTCAAAATACAACAAGTTGCCTTGATAATGTGCTGGATTGAACATTTGCAATTTGTACCACCAGGATTTTTTAGGTCCAGCCACACCTGGCCAATCATCCAACACATGTTTGATCATGTGGGGCGGCACTGGTCGTTCTTGTTCGGTAAAAACATGCAGTCTGACACCGCCAGGCAACCACCGATTCAACATGTTGTACAGATGATCAACATAGATCCAATTGTACCCAGTGCCGTGTATCACACAAGCACAGTCTACTATGCCAATGCTGACTCTATTCTTTTTAGCCATGTGCCTGCTCTTAGTTCATCTGGTGTATATTCAGTATGACAGATTTCAATCAACCACTGTTCACGATCAATGTCGTATGGATTTTCAATGTTGGCCATGTCTACTGAAACTGGATAAGCCAAACTGCTGGTATGTACCACAGGTCTGCTGCCAGCTATGGCAGCTTGAATGCCAGGGCCCGAATTGTAGTTGATCACTGCATGGCAATCAAAATGGATATCGTAACTGTCATAGGTTCCATTGATCAATCTGGGTTGTTCTACTGTAATACCTGCAGGCAATGACGGTAAGTGCAATCGAGATCTTGGATGAGGTCTTACATGAATTGGCCGATCACTGTGCTGCCGCACCTGTGCAATGGTATCCAATACCCACTGATCCATACTGGGCAAGTTACTGACTTGCAGACTGTGTTTGTGTTGTGCTGCAATCACAATGTGTGACTTTGACTGCATCTGATAAGCCAAACTGATCTTTAGCTGGCGGGGGCGATCTGGGTCAAGATTGAGCGTGTGCCCATAATATCCGTCTCTTGTGACATGATTTACTGAAATTTTCCAAGTGTTGCCACGATACAAGGCTCCTACTTCGATCACAATCACCGGTTTGCCTTGACTCCTGTAGTGTTTGTACACAGCTTGATTGGCAGACATGCGACCGTACCACAGCACTGACCATATGATTACTGCATCGCAATCAAGAGAATTTTCTTTTGTTTTTATTCCTTGCTTACGCATAGCATCCAACACCGCGCCCATCACTGCTGTGGAATTTAATGCTGCTTGCAAAGGAAAATAGGCCACTGTTTTGATCACTAAATATCCCTATGAAATACACTGTAGTTACCACGTTCAATACCGAAGGGTACAATACCTATGGTCAACGCATGATCAAAACTTTTTTGAGCACATGGCCTAAGAATATTGAACTATGGGTCTATGCCGAAAACTGTGTGGTGTCTGAATCTGCACCCAATTTACGAGTTTTGGACTTTCACAGCACCAGCAGTGAACTGGTAGCTTTCAAAAACAAATGGCGCAACGTGCCCAAGGCCAATGGTGACATTGGTCCTGGCAGTGAACGCAAAGCATTCAAATGGCAGGCAGTGAGATTCGCGCACAAAGTTTATGCAATATTTCATGCAGCCAAACACTGTGGATCAGATTGGTTGATCTGGATGGATGCAGACATGGTCTGTCACAGCCCTATGTCAGACTTGGCCTTGACAACTTTCTTTCCGCCTGCCAAAGATATATGTTATGCTGGACGCAGCAACAAATTCAGTGAATGTGGTCTGTATGGACTACAGCTTCAGTCAGCTGAAATTCAAAAGTTTCTTGCAGAATTCCAGCGCATGTACGATGATGCAGACAATGGAATTTTCACTCTCAGTGAGTGGCACGACAGCTACGTTTTTGACTGTGTTAGACAAAAGTTTGCGTTAAAAGAATTGAACTGGAGCGCAGGGCTAATCAACGGCGAAGGACACCCATTGATAAACTGCGATTGGGGTGCATACATTGACCATCTCAAAGGCAAACGCAAACAACATGGCAAAAGTAAAGCCAAAGATCTAATTGTGCAACGTAAAGAAACGTATTGGCAATGACCTGGATCTATCTCAGCAAAAATGGCACTGACGAATACGTAAACATGTTTGCTCAGGGCGAAAACGTTAGGCCCACTGAGTTAGAATCATGGCGTTACGAAGACAGTGATCAGCCATTGATCATACGTGGAATAATGAAACATAAAATTGTCAAACGTTGTTGGCAAGATCAAAGAGATTTTTTTTACATGGACACAGGATACTTTGGCAATCGTGCTGGTCCTAACAACCCCAATGGTTGGAAATTGTGGCATCGTGTGGTTCCTGACAATTTTCAACACGGCGACATTGTGAGTCGACCCAACGACAGATGGCGTCAATTTGACATTGAAATCAAGCCTAGACAACACGGGCAAAATATCTACATTGTGATGCCAGAAGAAAAACCCTGTGTGGTCTATGGCACCACTGTCAGTGACTGGCTGCAACAGACTTTAGCCACTATCAAAGCCCACACTGATCGTCCTGTTGTGATCAGACATCGCAACAAGAATCGACAAGTTAGAGAAGCTGAGCCATTTGTAGACTTGCTGAGTACAGCTCATGCAGTGGTAGTTTACAACAGCATAGCAGCCACTGAAGCAGTGCTGGCTGGTGTACCTGCCTATATCACTGCTCCTTGCAATGCTGCAGATCCAGTGGCCAACAGAGATTTAACCACCATTGACAACCCTTGGTTGCCAGATCAAGATCAAGTTTATCAATGGGCTTGTCATTTGGCCTATGGTCAGTTTCATGTCAATGAACTGCGCAATGGCACAGCACACAAAATTTTAAAGGAGTCAGTTGATGCGTGAGGATTATGGTTGGTGGTTCCCTGACATTGAATCACATTTTCCCAAAATGTTGAAAAAAAGTGTAGACAAAGGTGGTCCTGCCGAGTATCAACACAAAGTTAGAGATCTCAGTATCCAGCTTTGCAAAAATCGTAGAGTGGCGTTGGACGTAGGTGCCAATGTAGGGTTGTGGACTCGCAGCCTGGTCCAGCATTTTGACTCAGTGATTGCTTATGAGCCAGTGTCAATGTTTCATGAATGCCTGACAAAAAATGTCACTGCATCAAATTTGCTGCTGCACAGTGTAGCTCTAGGCAATGAAAACACCACGGCCAACATGAACATCACCGAAGGCAACACTGGACACACTCACATTGATCCCAACAGCATGGGACAAGGTACCACAACAGTGCGCACCTTAGACAGTTTTAATTACCAGTATGTAGACTATATCAAATTAGACTGCGAAGGGTTCGAATATCGTGTGCTGCAAGGTGCTGCAAACACTGTGGCCCGTTGCCGGCCAGTGATTGTGATTGAACAAAAACCTCATGATGCTTACAGCTCACAGTATGGGCAATTTGCTGCCATAGATCTGCTGAAAAGTTGGGGCATGATCAAACTTGACCAAGTCAAAGATGACTGGATCATGGGCTGGTAATGCACTACGCATGGAGCAGGGATCTTTTTCAAGGATTTTCTTGGACTCTGGAACCATGGCGTAAAAAAGGCATGGTCACCGTTGATCGTGTGGCTCAGGTACCTGATCATCATTGCTTGGTTGTGTCGCACTTTGCTCCTTGGTGGTCACCATTGAAAGAATACATTGCTGAAGGCCGTCCATACATTGAAATTGACTACGGTTACTGGGGTCCTGATCAACCCAAACGTACCACACGCCGAGTAACATACTGTGGTCATCACAATGTCAAAATCAAATCGCGCCCTTATTCAAGAACTCATTTATTTGCAGATCCGCCTATTGGTAATTGGCGCCGTACGCCTGGAGAGTACATCCTGGTGCCCATGCCAGTGGAAAAACTATTGCTTCAACGCACAGGAGAAACCCTAAGCCAATGGTGCAACAGGATGCAGCGTGCCATTGAGCCATATTGGTCTGGGCCCATAGTTTGGCGTAAAAAAATTGGATCTCAATCTAGATTTCAAAATTTTAAACTGCAATTGGAACGAGCACACGCTGTGGTCGGTGAACGCACCATGAGCTGTGCTGAGGCCAATCTGTTGGGAGTTCCTGGCTTTACTGTAGATTTGTCGATCAGCACTTTGCTCACCGGTGATCTTCGATATCTTCAAAACTTTGATTTTCCCAACCGAGACGACTGGTGGGATCATGTGTGCTGGAGTCAATTCACTCCTGAAGAGTTTGCTTCCACCCGACCAGCAGATCTTGTAGAACTTTATCAGATGTAAGGCAAAAATTTTTGATAAATTTTGCCGCTGCGAGCGTCTTGATCACTCCAGTGTGCTGCACTCAAGTTCCAGATCCATTGGTAACGCTCATCATTGATCAAAGTAGGATGTT